GGGCCTGACCAGCGGTAAGGCCAACGGTTCCCGCCGCTGCTGTTGTGGCGGAACCGATGGCCGCTGCTATTGCCGGGATGAACGCCATATCCAGACTTCCTGTCCATTCTCGACTGCAAAGTTTTCGAACCCGAAGATCCGCATGAGTTTGATGGATGACGGGAACTCAACATCCCGCACCGTATAGACTTCCGTTTCGCCCAGCTGCACGGCTTGCCGAAAGCAGCGCTTTGTCTCGCGCCGGATGATGAAGCCGATGCCCGGCCGGTAGTTCTCGACCGCAAAGAACAGCCAGCACCGTCGCGGTTCTTGGCTCCATGCCAGGCCCCAGCACGCGACCAAGTCCTCGCCATCGAACGCGACGCGGGCAGTGGCCGGAAGATCGATGTTGAGTCCCGAGGCCTGGACGATGCCGTGCCCGTCCACCGTGACGATGTTGTACCTGTCAGCCACTTGTCGTGATGTCGAGCGTCATGCCGCAGAAAGTCGCGGTGTAAGGACTGTTGACCTCAAAATGCACCCGGCTATCCAGCGTCCAACCGCCACCGGCACTGAAGGGCACGATGTCTTCCACGTCGTTGACGATGTTGCTCAGCGTCTCGCCAGAGCCCTTGGAAGGAAGACGGTACAGCTTGTCGAAGGACATGCCGTGCTTGATGCCCTGCCGCGTGAAGTCCGTCAGGATCAGACCGATTGTGTCGACTTCCTTCCGTGCCAGCATCGAAGTGCCTTGCGAGGCACCATAGGCCAGCCGCGCCGACTTGTAGCGTAGCCGGTAAGGCAGGCCCGCAACCCAATTGCCCGTCACCGCACCCGCGAGCGTGATGTTGCCAGAGCCGTCAACGACGTACTCTCCACGAACGCCCGTACTGGTTTCCACCGGAGCGCCATTGACCCAGGCAACCACGGTCTCGCCAATGAGATGCGTTCCGACAGGGATCGTAGCCGTCGCGCTTGCCGTGCCGGTCGTGAACGCATCCATGACCTTGCACAGGTTGCCCGGCTTGATCTCGGTATCGAGCGCCATCTTCTCCAGATAGCGCACCGTCGAGCCGTTCACGGTCCTGTTGATGACGAAATACACCCGGTCCTGCGCATCCGAAGGCAACACTGCCGCACTTTCAAACGTGCCGTCCGTTTCGATCGGAACGAAGGCGATCACTTCCTGATCAGGTTCATAGACGCAGCAGATGCACCCGCCGGTTTCCGTGATAATCCAGATGCGGGTTTCTGGCCGGCGCTGCACTGCGATCGATCGCACGCCAGCGTCAAACAGTGCCGTCGTCAGCTTCGACAACTGCGTGACGCGATAGTCGGCTTGGCCCGCGTCAAACACAATCTCCATGACAGCACGGCCGGCACGCTCCACCGTCAGCCCGCGCCCGTCCAGCTTGGCAGGATCGACCGCCGCCACACCCACCGAAGAAGCATCGCGAATCGTGAAGCCGGTCGGCGTCAGTGGCTCGTCAAGCGACGATGCCTTGGCTACCGCTATCGCGCCCTCCGTGCCGATCAAAAGGCGCTGAAGACCGAGCAACCACTGCGTTTCGTTGATGCCACCCGTGGCGATAGAGCGGGAAATAGGCCCGGCGTCGCCCTCAAAATCCTCGTCAAAATTGGTGAAGTCGTCAGAGACAGAGCCCCATATCCGATCAAAGCCGGACCACCACAGGCGCCCGTCGTAAAGTGCCACGGCGGAAGGGTAGATACTCGCATCCGACCACTCGCCCTGCCGCCAACTGTCGGTGTACGTTGTCCCGGTAAACGGCCGCAGAACCTCCATCTCGGCAACGGTTGATGACGTAATGCTGGTAATCCGGCATATTCCAACGCCGCCTGAACCGCCGTATGACAGAGTTACTTCCGCAGACCCCGATGTGTAGTCGCCCGCCTTAAAGCCTATCCTGTAGTAATGGACGACATTGTTCCAAACCGCGTCATCTGGATCGTTGGTGGTTGTCCCGTTACCCGTGTATTCTTTTGTGATCCCGGTTTCGCCCGACCCTACATCGTCAAAACCGAAGTCCTCGCCGTCCAAGGACCGCTGCAAAGTGAGCTTCCCTGACCACGTCCCTGTCCTCACGACATTAAAGGCGTGGCCTGTGTTGACGCCATTCACGCGGATTGAATCGGTGTAAATGTCATCGCCAGACAGGGTGTACTTGGTCCGTTGCCCTGTATGGAACAGGCGGAATAGTGTTCCGACATGGTCGCTGTTGAAAAATGGGACATCGGCGGTCAGCGTGCCGTTGCCAACGGTTATGCTCGGCTTGAGTTTGGCAAACAGCAGCGACGGTGCAGAGAACGGGCCGTTATTCGAATTGTATTCGGCCACCGACCAAGACTCTGAGCCGCGCCTTTCAATCTTGTACGGTTTATAGCCCCGGCAGGCCACGAATACCACGTCCGCAGACTGCGAAAACCGCATGGTGTCAAGAGCGGCGGTCGGCCACGGCGTGGGCACTTCCATCACGCCTGACGACTCAACGCTAATCGCGTCAACGATCTTAATCTGAGCCGTCGTGGTGCCGAACCACGGGTAAATGGTGCCTGTTCCAGGGGTAAAAGCAAGGCTATGCGTGCCCGTGTCCAGCGAAGTTGTCGAGATCAGTTCCTCGCCGCCCGATGTCGTGCCGAGCTTGAAGTTGACCGGGCCACGATCAACGATAATGCGCAGCGCGTGGACCGTGCTTTGATCGCCGCCGGACACAGTGACCGACCGAACGCAGGTCGGCTTTGAACCCCGCCCCACAGCAGCAAGCGTCAGCTTCCCGCCTGAGATCGTCGCCGTGCCGCCATCGGTAGCAGTCAGCGTCCAGCCCGTGCCAGACGAGAAATCGCCATTTGTGACGGCCGTCGAGACCGACACGCGCGTCACCAGCGCGTCATTGTTCCAGATGCGCAGGCTTTGGTTCGTGAACTCCATCAACGCGGCATCCGTCGCGCCGAACACGAACTCCTTCATTCGGCCGGCGGCGTTGGTGTCGGTCGTGCCAAGGTACTGGAGGCCAGGGCGCATGACGCCCGGTCCAGTGGCGAAGGGCAGCATGTTCGTCTGCTCTTCCGCCGCAAGCCGCATCCGCTCCAGATCGACGCGAGCGAGCGCCGTGCCGTCGTGGACGCCGACATTGTAGGCATGAAGGTAGGTCTTTACCCGTGCCATCAGTTGCTGTTCTTGCTGCTACGGGACGCGAGGCGGGCGCGCACAAGACGTCCGGCCGGTTCCTGCTTCACGGCTTCATCAAAGGCATCGAGCGTCTTGGCGCGGGCAAGACGGCTCTTGTACAGGGAATACAGGTCGTTGCGATTGCCCCTGTCGCCAGAGATCGGCAGCCCGCTTTCGAAGGCAAGATAAGCCTCCATGGCCTTGCAGAAGGTAGCCGGCCATTTGGTCACGTCCAGCCCATAGGATGCGTCGTTGGACACATAGCGCAGGTACAGCGTGTCGACGTTGGCGTACCACTTGCGCGTCTGAAACTGGAAGTCTTCGAACCCGATGAAGAACGTGGCCTCGTTCGAAATGCCGACCGTGCGCACGAAGTCGGTCGGGGCCGTGAACGCATAGTCCCAACCCGAAATCGGCGAGCCGACATCCGTCAGCGTCGTGGATCGAATGGCAAAGTTCCACAGCCCCTGTTCCAGCATGAACGCAAGGGCGTCGTCCCACGCGTCGTCTAGCTGGTATCGTTCGGGGCGATCGTCGCTCAGGGACGCGAGTTCATGCGGCCCAAGCAGACGAAGCGCGCCCTTGTAGATGGAGAGTTTGCTTGCCATTCGATCGGTCCTTTAGGCCGCGACCCCGAGCACCTTTTGAGAGTGCTTGATTGCTGCCTGATACGCCGCGAGCTTGGTCTTGTGGCCTTGGCTCACAGTCTCGGCAGGGTCCGAGGTTCGGACGGCAAAGGTGCGATTGCCGGGAATCCATGCAACCTTGTAGTTGGCGGGGAGATCGGGAAGCGGCTGTTCTTCAGTCTCGACGGGTTCCGGCTTGTGCTCGACATTGCGCCAGACCGACAGCGGCGACGTGTTGACGTAGCCAACGCCGACTTCCGTCACCTGAAGGTGCACACGCCATGCGAGGTCGGAACGGCGGGCGATGACTTCCTGCCCCGCGCGAAGCTTCGGCGCCAGATGCGCCCATGCGCCCGGAACGGCAATGTCCTGAATGTCGAAGTCGATCGGCAAATCAAGGTGCCATGTGACGATGGTCTGATCCTTGGTCTTGAGCGGAGCCGTGGCCGGGATTTTCTTGATGGTCATGTTTGCCTCATGATGGATTGTGTGTGTGGTTTAGGGGCGAGCACGAGGCCCGCCCCACCGACCACAAGGGAGAGGCAGCCCCGCGACCGGAAGGCCGCGAAGCCGCTTAGTCGGAGTCGGTGCCGGTTACGGCAGTGCCGTCCGACAGGTCGACGCCAGCCGTTGCGGAAGCCGAGGTCACGATCATCAGCTGCATCGTGATCGGCGAAGCATCGCTATCAATCTGGATGACCAGATCGCCAGCGCGCATTCCGAGGCTCCACCCATCGGTGAAGTAGCCAGCCACCCGCACGAGGGTAGCGGCATCCACCGAAGAGTAGATCCACAGGCGGTTTGCGCCGCCAATACCCTGAGCGATCAGGGCGGGCGGGTTCGAAGTAGCGTAAGCCATGGTTCAGCCCTCCTTACGTGGCGACGAAGCCGGAACCATCGTGAGTGATTTTCACGATGCCGGTGTTCTGGAGAACCTTGGCTGCATGGTAGGTCGTCGCGCGAGACCAGGACGAATCCTGCTTCTCATCGTAGCCGATGGCGACCGATTCCTCGCCGACACGAACGGCGTAGCCGAGCGCGTTGCGGTGGAACATGTAGCAAAGTTCCGACGAAGTGCCGAGGCCGGTGACGCGGCTCGACACGGTCCAGTTGACGCCGGCCCAGCGCCACATGCGCCGCGCAGGACCGCCAAACTGCTTGACTTCGGCGTAATCGCCCGAGGAGAACTCCGTCGTCTGCATCAGGTACGCCCGGAACGCGGGCGAGATGATCGCAAACATGTTGTCCTCTTCCTCGATCGGAATGTCCGCATTCCCGAGGATGGCTTGTGCGCCGAGCACGGTGTTGAGCGTCGCAGTTCCGGAACCGAAGTCCTGGGTGGCGTTCGCAAGCTCAGCAAGCACGGTGAGATCGATGTCGCGGTTGATGACCGCCATCGAAGACATCTGCATGATGCGCTTCTGGTCGCCCTGCGAGGCGAAGATGTTGAACGAAGTCAGTTCATACGGCGCGTGCTTTTCAACAAGCGTCGCAGTGACCTGGGTGTTCGTGGGGTTGCCATACGGAATCTGACCGTTGACACCACGGGTGACGGCAGTATCGGAGCCCGAGCCGGCGATGAGAAAAGTGGCCTGGTTGCCACTGATCACACTCTCCTTCGTGGTCATCGCCTTGAGCGCAGAGACGCGCTGTTCGAACGACGCCACGAACTCGCGTCGATACTGAATCATGGCGGCTTCTACCGACATAACAGTTCCTTTCGAGTTGGGTTGACGTTGTGAGAACCGCGCATTTGAGGGTGGCCGAGCGCGTTGCGGGGCCGATTGCTCGGGGTGGCCGCTATCCGTTCGGGGCTGTCATGCTTGGTGGTTGGTGGTTGGCGTTCAGCAGGGGCCGGGATGCCGGGATGGCCTGCCTAGTGCCAGTTACGCTGAAGACACTGGCCGCTATTTGCGGCGGGTTTCGCGCTTCAGAATCTCGCTGTACTCGGCATCGAGCTTTTCAGTGTAGTACCGATCGATGTCCGTGTTCATGACCTTTTCAATCTCGGCCTTTCTCGACGCATGACGCTCCGCACTGTCCGAGTGGGCGAAGGTCACATCGCCAAATCGTTCGCGTCCCTGATCGGCCATCCATGCGACGAACTCAGGGATATCGCCGACGCGCCGGCCATCGGGCATCCGGGCTTCACCCCATGATGCGCCGACCCCGGGGATTTCAGCCGCGAACCGCTTGGCAAGCGTGAGGTTGGCCTTGAACTCGCCGTGCGCCCAATCCTTGCGCAGGGCATCCTCAGCCGCTTCCGCTGCCGCCGTGTCGGCCTGCACGCGCTGCGCTTCCATGTTCTCAAGCTGCGAGATGTACCATTCGGACGCAATCTCCACCACGGCAGGCGGCGCACCCTTGGAATGCGCGAACTCGGTGAACGACGCCAGCACCGGCTTGTCATCGTCCGTGAGGCGCTTCGTCACTGTGTCAGGCAGTTTGTAGCCAGACGGGTCGTCAGGAACGCCCTGCTCCTTGCGCCATTCCGCCATCGCCTTTTCGTCGGACGGGTCCGGCATGTCGCGCTTGAGTTTGCCCGAGCGGATGACCGACTGCGCTTCCTTGAGCGCCTTGAGGATGTTCTTCGGCGAGTTGTAGCGCTTCGCCAGCTTGGCAGCGTCTTCGTCCTCGCCGGCCATGAGTTCGCGCCACGCGTCCGGCCAGTCGCTGGTCACGTCCTTCTTCGGCGGGTCGGCCGGTGGATCGCCGGCGGGTGGTTCGTTCGGGACCGGGTTAGCGACCGGCGCCGGGTCTACATTGACCGGCGGCTCATTGCCGGGCGGCGGGTCGATATTCGGCTCATTCGGAGCCGGGTCAAGTTCGCTCATTGTGCCTCGTTCCTGTTGCCTCTACCTGCCGGAGCAGTCTTCTTCGCCTGCGACTGGCGCTCAGCCTCCAGCACCACCGGATTCAGCATCTTGCGGAGTTGGTTGGCACAATAGCGCTTGCCTTCGGCAAAGTCCGTGGCGCGTTGAGCGTCAATGCCGCCCGCACGATAGCTCATGCCTTCGACCTGGCAGACCGCGTGCAGCAGCCAGTTCCAGACCGTCGTTTGCTGGCCTGCATTGGCGACGCCATCGGCAAAGGCTCGCACGGCCATGATGACGCCTTCGTCGTATTCGGCCGGCTTGTGCGGGTCGCTCATCAGACAAGGCCCGCCTGTTGCAGCGCCACCGAGGCGTTAGCGACCTCGCCCGCCACGCCGGCACCTTCCCGCAACTGCGCAGCTGCCTGCATCAGCCCTTGCGACTGTGCAGCGGCTTCCGCGTCCTCTTCCGCAACCTCTTCATCCTTCGACCAATCGGCGGGAGCGCCTGTACCCTTCACCGCGTCCTTGGTCATCTTGCGGTAATCATAGTCAGCCTGCACGCCCTGGTCCAACTGCGCACCGCCGGCAATGATCTGCACCGACTCTTGGAATGCCTGCACCATCGCCCTGCCCTCAGCCGTGTTGAGAGGGCTTTCGAACTTGAACGTCACGTCCGCGCCAGACAGAGCGTCCGGCATTTCCTCAAGGTTGAACTGGTTGTTCCTCAATGCCATCTGGAACGCCGTATCCAGCAGCGGCATATGATACTCGTGTTCGATCGGGCCGAAGAACGGCAGCACCGAGCGGCGGAACTCCGCAAGCCGAGCCTGCGTCTCGAATGCCGTCATCTCGCGCTCTGCCGGCAGCATCAGCTTGTTGAGCAGGAACGATTCCGCAATCATGTTGCGGACATCAGCTTTCATCTCCAAACCAGCAGGCAGACCGTTGCTCGCCTCTTCGAACGAGAGCACGTCCTGGATCTTCTGGTCATCCTCAAGGTCGACATACGTCATGCCGCCCGCATACCGGTTTACCGCGTCGCGGAAGATTTCCCCCTTCGCGAACATCGGCGCATCAAGCGCCTTTTCCCCCTGCTCCAGAATGATGCGCGCCAACTGTTGCAACATCCGCCCATCGGGCAATGACGTGATGGTAGCCGGTGAAAATCCTTGCGGGAACCCTGCCACCGTGCGCCAGCGGGGGATGACGTAGTTGAAGACCGGCAGCGGACCTTCGCTTAGGATTTCGTCGTGCTCACAATCAATGTAGAGCGAGCAGAACGGCATGTCCTTGTACTGGCGCCGCTTGGCCTTGTCGTCGCCGTAAATCTCCTCGAATGGCATGACGATATGGCGAAGCCTGAACTCTCTCGTCGGGTCTTTCTCGGCCGCCTGCTTGATGTCGTGATGGGCTTTCTTCGCCCACGCCAGACGGCTCATGATGCCGCGAGCGGTCATCGGCATCTTGCGCTGATTGTGGTCGATACGGCCGACGCCGTTTTCCATCCATGCGTTCTCTTTGGGATGCCAGCAGCGGAACAGGAAGTGGTCGCGGCTCGGGCTTTCCTCAACCGACAGGACCGGGTTGCCGAACGCAGCCCAATCGTGATCCGCCTCGCCGGTCGCGCGGACGAAATTGGCCCGCCGGTCATAGATCAGGTTGCGCAGCTTCTTCGTCGTGTCTTCGAGCCAACGAGACGCCGCCGGGTCGTCGTTCAGCTCGTCGTCCGTCGTTTTGACGTCGAACCAGTTGCCCTGACGCAGCATAGCGCTAGGAGCGTCTCCCAGCGTGCGGCAGGCAAGCACCGGGAACGAATCCATGATGCCGGTTGCGAAGTCGTCACCGAGCGAGAACGACGTGGTGAAGTCCGCGCGCAACGGATAGAAGTGCTCGGCAATCTCCTGCGCAAGGCTGTCCCACTGGTCTTTCTTGGAGAACAGCTTGTCGCCGATCGTGACGAGTTCCTTGGCGCGGGTGTCCATGCGGATTAGCCAGCCTGGCCCAACAGACTATTTTTGTATGCGCCCGTGCCGCCTTCGCCACCTGAACGGCTCATGACCGTGCTGGCGCGGCTGGACCGGGACGCAATCTGCCGACGACGTGCTTCAGCAGCCGCCTGCGCTTCCACGCCCTGCGGGTCCGGCATCTTGACCGGCTCTTCCTTTTTCATCTTCGGCCCGAACAGTGCGCCCATGGTTATCTCCGTCGCTCTTTGAGTTTCGCGTGTCCGAGGACCACCTTGGGCATTCCACGCGGGTTGTTGTGCGTCCGTATCCGGGCTGACACGCTGCTTTCGCCTTCGGCCCAAGCCATGATGACCGCGTCCGCCTTGTCGGTAGACCGGCCCAAGCGCTTGCGGATATCGTCCTTGCTTTCGATCTGGATACCGGAAGACGTCAGTTTCCACGTCGGCGCCGTCAGGTCGGCCAGAAGC